CAACCTCTCAGGAAAGTACGCATTACTGCTGACAACGGTACTGCTTACAACATCTTTTCAGGTTATACAACTGATTACCGTTACACCTATCCAGTAGGGCAAGACATTGCTTACGTGGACATTTCCTGCGTAGATGGATTTCGGTTGTTCAACATGTCTAACATTACGACAATTACTGGCGGTGTAGCATCAGAGACAACTGGCACACGTTTAGGCAGGATTCTAGACATGGTGTCATGGCCTTCAAGCATGAGAACAATTGCAACTGGCAGTTCAACTTGCCAAGCCTCATCTGTTGATACTTCTGTTCGTTCAGTGCTTCAAGCAGCTCGTAATGTAGAACAGTCAGAGTATGGCGCTTTCTACATGGATCCTAGTGGCATTGCAGTGTTCAAGTCCCGTTCACAAGTATTATCCGCAGGTGCTGCCTCACCCACCGTATTTAATCAAGATGGCAGTGGTATCAACTACGCTAATGTCACTTTTGCCTTTGATGACAAGCAAGTAGTCAATAACGTATCTGCACAACGCACTGGTGGTACTGCTCAAACTGCAACCGACAGCGCAAGCGTCACAACCTATTTTACCCATAGCCTTTCATACTCAAACTTAATTGTTGAGTCGGATGCAGAAGCCCTGAACATAGCCAGAGCCTATGTAGCATCACATAAAGACACAACAATACGAATTGATTCCATGACTCTTGATTTGATGACTGGTAGTTACACAGCCGGAGTCACAGCAGCTCTTGACCTTGATTACTTTGACCAAGTTCAGATAACTAACACACAGCCCGGTGGATCTACAATAACTAAGACTCTCCAAGTCCAAGGCATCGCTCATGCGATTACACCTAACACTTGGAAAACAACCCTAACGACCCAAGAACCTATTCTCGATGGATTCATCATAGGAAGTTCCCTATACGGTATCCTTGGCACTAGCGTTTTATCATACTAAGGAGTAATAAATGGCAACAGGATTTCCAGCAATAACTGGTGACGTGATGAGCGCAGCAATGTTCAATGGACTTGTTGCTTTTACATTGCAAACAACACAGACTGCCGATTACACAGCAGTTCTTGCAGATTCATATCAAACACTTATCCAGATGAACAAAGCAACGGCAATTGCTTTCAAGATACCAACTAATGCATCTGTTGCTATTCCCATTGGATCATGTATCACTGTCCTAAACATTGGCGCAGGTGCATTGACAATTTCAGCAGTAACATCAGGAACAACAACAGTTCTTTCAGCAGGCGCAACTGCGGCATCTCCGACTCTTGCACAATATAAGAGTGCGGCTTGTATCAAGGTTGCAACAGATACTTGGTATGTCGTGGGAGCAATCGCATAATGATTGGAGCAATCACAGCGGGTATTTTGGCTCCACAAGTTGCACCTAAACCAGTTGTAACAGGTGGAACTGTAACTAACGATGGAACTTATTATTATCGCACTTTCACTGCCAATGGGACGCTGACTGTTACAACTGCTTCAATATCATGCGATTTATTTATCGTTGCAGGTGGCGGTGGTGGTGGACTTGGGACTAGATTAGTAGATGTTGGTGCAGGTGGCGGTGGCGGTGGATTGCGTGCTTTGACTTCACAAGGTTTTTCACCAGCTGCTTATTCAGTAGTTGTTGGAGGCGGTGGCGCACAAAATACTGTTGGTCAAAATTCTTCAATCAATTCATTTTCTGCATCAGGTGGTGGATTTGGTGGGATGCTTGGCAATGTAAACGGCGGAGCTGGTGGTTCTGGTGGTGGCGGTCGAGGTTCCGCTCCTACTGGTGGTACTGCTGGAAGCGGTAACGCAGGTTCTTATTCACCCGTTGAAGGTTACAATGGCAGCACAGGAAATAATCAAGCACCAAACTACGGCGGTGGAGCAGGTGGTGGAGCAGGTGCAGTCGGTGGTACTCCATCTAGCACTGCAGGTGGTGTTGGTGGAATTGGTTCTTATAGCGCAATTTCAGGTGGAGCAACTACTGGTGTAGGAGTTTTATCGGGTGGTAATTATTACTTTGCAGGTGGTGGTGGCGGTGGCGTTTATCAGGGTGGCACTGGTGGCGCTGGTGGAACTGGTGGAGGCGGTAAAGGCGGCAACGCTGCTACTGGTGGTGTAGCTGGAACTGCAAACACAGGCGGTGGTGGTGGCGGTGGCGGTTCCAATGGAGCTTCTGGTGCTGGAGCTTCTGGTGGCAACGGAGTCATCGTTGTCCGTTATCTAATGTCGGCGGTGTAATGATGAGTCATTGGGCAGAAATAGATTCTGATAATAAAGTTATTCGTGTAACTGTTGGTGACAACAATGAGCCAGATGAAGGCTATCAATGGTTGATGGATAATCTTGGTGGTACTTGGGTCAAGACAAGTTACAACGCTCGCATAAGAAAAAATTACGCAGGAGTTGGATTTTTCTATGATGAATCAAGAGACGCATTTATTTCACCAAAACCTGATTGTCACCCTGATTCAGTTACATTGAATGAAGAAACTTGCAAATGGGTTTGCAGCGCTACACATATAGGGATTCTCAGTGAAGCCACGTCTGAGTAAAGCTGCGTCTCAACTAAGGTTACAGATAGATGATTCCTTCGCGGATAGAGATAGAACATCAGACGGCTGGGTTGGGGATACCCGACATGGTCGAACTGTCTCTGATCACAATCCAGATGCTGAGGGCTGGGTACGCGCCATCGACATTGATGCTGACTTGTCCAAGCAAAAAGGACAGTCCGTATATCTGGCAGATCAGATACGACTTGCTGCTAAGAATGGCGAACGGCGAATTACTTACGTTATCCACATGGGAAAAATTGCTAGTTCAAAGAAGTCTTGGGCTTGGCGCAAATACGATGGCATCAATGCTCACAACCACCACATTCACATCTCGTTTGCGAAAGAAGCTGACATTGATGGTGAGTTTTTTCAGATACCTATGCTAGGGGGAACAGATGAATGAACTAAAGACAGCAGCAGGTTCTTGGGCTAGAGCCTTTCTTGTATCGGTGCTTAGCCTTTACGCAGCAGGAGTGACAGATCCAAAAGCACTAATTGCTGCCGGACTTGGCTCATGCTTACCACCAATCATTCGTTGGTTATCTCCAACAGATAAGGCAATGGGTATTGGTAAGAATGACATCTAATGACATGTTCACTATCTACATTGCCACGCTTGGCATCGTAGGTGGACTTGCAGGTTATGTAATTACACACCTGCTTGGTGAAATAAAGCGCCTCAATGCGCGAGTCGATGAGATTTACAACATACTTCTTGAGCGATAATTATCGACATGGCGAGGACTCGTAAGAAGGTCATAGACCTTGATACTTATTCTAAGTTAGATGCTTACAGCATTGCCATGCATGAGTTCTACAAAAGCCTTCGCAGGGCTGGCTTTGCTGTTGATTTATCTTTAGCAATTATCTCAGATCGTGCAACTTATCCTGACTGGCTTCTTCCTGCGTTGCCTAACAAAATCGACTCAATCCCATACGAAGATGATGAGGATGAATGATTCACCGCACTGTAGTCGTATCAGATTTACAGGTTCCGTATCACGATGAAGTCGCAGTCAAAAACCTTGGGGCGTTTATCCGCGCTTGGAAGCCTCACAAAGTCGTCACGATTGGCGACGAAATCGACTTACCACAAATCTCACGATGGACTGAAGGAACGCCAGGCTGGTACGAGCAGACTCTTGGAGAAGATCGCGACCTTGCTGTTCAGACATTATACGACTTACAAGTAACAGACATGATTCGGTCTAACCACACAGACCGCTTATACAACGTAATCATGAAGAAGATTCCAGCATTCTTGTCATTACCTGAGATGAAGTTTGAACGTTTCATGCAGCTAGATGAACTAGGGATTACATTCCATAAGAAGCCTATGGCCATTGCACCTAACTGGATTGCTATACATGGAGATGAACAGGGCATCAACCCTAACGCTGGCCTTACAGCCCTTGGTGCAGCGCGTAGGCATGGCAAAAGCGTCATATGTGGACACACTCATAGGGCAGGGCGTAGTGCCTTCACAGAGGCTTCTGGGGGCGTTTTAGGGCGTGTTATCCATGGGGTTGAGGTTGGTAACCTAATGAACTTCAAGCAGGCTGGATACACCAAGGGAACGGCTAATTGGCAACAGGCCTTTGCAACCATCGAGACTGACGGTAAGCGTGTCAATGTTCAGCTTGTTTATATTGAAAAAGATGGCACTTTCCTTGTCAGTGGTAGGCGCTATGGAAAGCCTCGTTGATTCGATAGTGCCACTAAGACCTACGCTCGATGAGGCAGTAGATCTTGGAGAATCGTTATCATTTCGTTATCAAATGTAATTGATTCTGTCAGTTATCTGTGAGACCGTAAAGGTGTGAAGGTCGAACGAACCGACACACTAAGGGCTAAAAATCATGGCAACAATAGAAATAGGGATAAATCCAGACGCAAGAGCGCAAGAACGTCAGGCGCTAGCTGCATTAGATGACTTGATTCAGTTTGCTTCTGATCTTGGAGAACATGAGATGTCTGCAAAGTTTCATGCTTTATATCTTGAAATGGAAACAAAGTGTAAGCATCTTGGTGAACATGTAAATCTTGTTGAATACATGAATCACCTAAGGTTGGTGAAGTAATGGACTGGATACAATTTATCGCGGTCTTTGCTTTATTCGTAATGGCAAACTTTATCTGGTACTGGCAAGGCTTCAAGGATGGTAAGCGCGAAGGTTACACACGCGGTCGCAATATCTCTCGACAAGCGTTCTGGCAAGAATGAAAGCCAATGAAATCCTCGACGAAGCAAAAGGACTCATCCTCGACAGAGGTGCAGACTACGGCACACCAGCTATCAATCACCTTCGCATTGCAAGACTCTGGTCAAGTTATCTCGATGTACAAATCGAGCCAAACCAAGTCGCAATCTGCATGGCACTCGTCAAAGTCGCAAGGATCCAAGA